AGCTGTTGACGTAATCGGCATCGGAAGCGGTGTAGTTGATGCGCTTTATGACCTTAAAGAGCCAGTGCTTGCGATTAACTCATCGGCTAAACCTACGGTGGAGAACAGTCAGAAGAAGTATTACAACCTTAGGGCGCAGATGTGGATGGAGGCAGGGGATGTATTCGACAAAGGACTGGTTAAAATAGGGAGTGATTATGTGCTGAACGGTCAACTTTCTTCGGTGAAGTTTTCGTACAAGAACGGACGGCTTGCGGCGGAAGCCAAGGAAGACATCAAGAAACGATTGGGGAATTCTCCTGATAGAGCCGATGCGTTTGTCATGGGCTTATATGCCCTGTCTTATGTTTCCACCATGGAAGACGAAAAGATTATGGACGAGCGGGAAGCTATGGAGATGACGGGGCGGCGCATTGAATATAACGGATTTGATGCATGTGAGGATGAAGATTATTCGGGATATAACCTATGACCTCTATGCGATTTGCTAAAATAGTAGGCATGGAATCTTTCCTAACCCTTGCGAGAATCATACCATGAACACTGACCCAGAAGCCTTAGATGCGGTAAAAGAAGTGAAACTTTCCGATGAAGTGCTTACCTTTGTTGATGCTCTTTCCAAGACGGTGAGTGAGGAGAAAGCGAAGCGCACCACTTGGGAAGGAAAGATTGATAATTACACGAAGAAGCGGTACGGGATTCGGAGCAAGAAAGATAAGCCGTGGGTTGGGTCAGCCAATTTTATGCTTCCGCAGATTGATACTGACATTAACCGATTGAAACCAGCATACCTCAACATGGCATTTGCTGTTTCTCCTATCTGCACGTTTGAGCCTTTTGGTGCCGAGGATGTGGAACCTGCGAAGAAGCGGGAGCAACTGTTCGATTGGCGTATGCGCACGCAGGTGGAGTTCTTCAAGCCCTATGCGATTGGAACTGACAGAATGTTGCATGTTGGATTCAACGTGTATAAGACGGGTTGGAAGTTTGAGACTCGGACGTATTCCAAGAAGTTGAATCTCGCAGACATTGACCAACAGATTATCGACGCTCTTTATATGCCAGAGGTTGACGACAACACTCTTGGCCAGATTATCGCAGAAGAGATGAAGCCCGACATGACGCTTGAGGAGAATGTTGCGGAGATTAGCCGAGTTGTTGCGGAGTTTAGGAATGGAGTTACCGAGTTTGAGTTCACCTTCGTTGAGAAGGCAGAGAACCGTGCGGAAGTGATGAGTTTAGACCCACGGACTGAAGTTACGTTTCCCGTGGATACCTGCGACATTCAGGAAGCGGAGTGGATTGAGCATAAGTTTCAGGTGTCGAAGAATGTGTTGAAGATGCGGATGAAGAGTGGACGCTACAAGAAATATTCCGACTATGACATTGATAAGTGGTGTGGAACTTCCACGCTGAATAACTCCACTGCGGATTATCTGAGGCAAGTGAGGGACGGAGTATCTAGCTACGATAACTCCAACGACAAAGATGTCACCCTCTGCGAAACCTGCACTTGGTACGATGTGGATGGGGACGGGATTGATGAGAGGGTGATTGTGACGTACCCTGAGAATAACCCGCAACAGACGCTTCGGTTCATCGAGAATCCTTACGACCACGGGATGTTTCCTTACACCGTTATTCGTAGGGAACTGAATGATGCCGAGATTCTTTCCAGCCGTGGGATTCCCGCAATTGATGATGATTTTCAGACTGGTATTACCACGCTGTTTAACCAAGATATTGACGCAGGGACAATCGCCACAACCCCTACGATTGTGGCTCGGAAGAATTCTGTGAAGAATCTCCGAAACCTGCGTTATGTTCCAGGGCAAGTGGTGGAGACAGAGAACGGGACTGCGGATTACACGGTTGTTCAGAACATGAATATGGGGCAGTCCCAACGCTTCGCTAATATGCAGTATCTAAAGAGTTGGGCGAATGACCGTGTTGGGAATATGCAAGCGGCGTTGTCTTCGGCGAATAACACGCCAGGTGCTTCGGTGCAGGGAACGAAGACTGCAAAGGAAGTGTCAGCTATCGCTTCCATGACCTCGCAGAACACGGCGATGGATTTGCTGGTGTTCCAATATCAGATGGCAGACCTCTACTACCAGATTGACGAGTTATACAACCAGTTTGGCGATGAGGTTGAAACCATGTTTATCACTGGGCAACCTCCTGTGAAGTATACGAGGCAGGAATGCCAGGGCAAGTTCAACATTGTGCCGAACGGCAAGGTCAATGACGCAGACCCGACCATGAAGATGCAACGGAACCAGATGATGTTCCAGATGTTTGTGAACGACCCGTTTGTGCGCCAAGACCAGTTGCGGAAATCGCTCATGGACTCCATCGATATGCGGATGAGTCAACTTCTTCTCAAGACTCCTGAGGAAATGCAGAAGGATGCAATGGGGCAGATGATGCAGGAGAACGATAAGCTGAAGACTGCGATGCAGAGCCAACGGGCTAAGAACATGTTGGATGTTGAGAAGGAAGCGATGCTCACTCCAATCACGGGGCGGAAATACTCAAGCGACTAGGAGAAATAATGGGACGGAAGCGGAAGGTGCTGGCAGAAGTAGTGAAGAAGAATGTGGATTCTCAGGTGCAGTTGAGCATTGAGGATTTGATTGCGGCGGCTGGAAGGAATGAACCAGATGCCGTGATTCGTCTCGGTCAGATTGTTGAGACTACTCTTAAAAGCCAGTTTGGTGCGATTATCAAGGCGCTCACTGCTGGACGAATCTCCACGGAGCTTGGTGGAGCGAGAGCGTCCCACACTTCCTCAGACCGAATTCTTGGAAGGCTTGAGATGGCAGAGAATCTTTGGAACGACCTAGAACAATTTGTATTAGACAAGGACAAGCTCAGTCGCCCGCAAGGGTATGACGAGAACGTCCAAGTCTTCAACTATCATCCAGAGGTATAGCGTGGGTTGCAAGAAACGTAAGCCTCGGAAATAATCTGGTAGCGAAGCCCCTCACGGCTCTAAACTGTGCGAGTCTCAACTCGTAAAACTGTGAATGCTACCGAGCCTTCTTGGTGGGCTAAAACACCATGAGTAACGAAGGAGCAACACATGACAGTAGTGAATGTAGCTAAATCACCCGAACATGACGCTAGTCAGGCATCAGACGAGAAAGCGTTTGCTGACAAACTAGTGGAGCAGTTCGACTTACCCGCTTCTTTGACTAAAGCCATTGAAGAAGCAGATGTGCCGAAAGAAGTTGAGGAGCCTGAGGTTGAGGAGGAAGCCAAACCCGAAGTTGCGGAAGAGGAAGCGACAGAGGAGAAGGTTGAACCCGAAGCGGAAGAAGACGAGGAACTGATTCCTAAGAGCAAGTTTCAGAAACGGTTAGACGAGATTACGAGAGAGAAACGACTCTTGGAAGTTCGCCTCCGTGCTTTAGAGGAAAAAGCGACTCAAGCTCCACAGACGGTGGACGAGGACACGGCGAAGCTCCAGAAGATGAGTGAGAGTGAGCTTCAGACTCTTAAGCGTCAGGTCAGAGTCAGCCAAGCCAAGTCCGCTGGTGACGAAGCGATGTTGAACAAGCTGTTGGATTTGGAAGAGAAGATTGATAATGTGGCGAGGACTGCTCCGCAGCGTTTCGAGCAGAACCAAGTCTCCAAGTTCAATGAGGCGGTTCAGATGACGGCTCAAGAAATCCCGAACTTCGACAAGGCACAGAAGGACATATTCGCATTGGCTAAGAACATCTACGACAACGCTCCAGAACTGCATCGTGCAGAAATGGGGCAAGCTCGTGCATGGAACTTAGCCGTTGAGCATTACAAGGTATTATCAAAGGCTCAAGCGGGTAAGGCGAATGTAGCAGATGCTGAACGTCGCATGAACACTCTCAAGAAGAAGGTATCCGTTGATGGAGCGGTGCGGAAAGTTACCGCATCAGTCGATAACGGAAACAAACTTTACGAGAAAGCGAAGAACGGCACGTTCCACGACAAGCTATCGTTTGTGCGCAAGGCACTCGATACTGATGCAGAGATTGACGGGTTCATGAAGGGTAGAAACTGAGGATTTAAATGGGCGCAACAACGACACAAATCAATACGTATTATGCGGTGGGGAATCGGGAAGGGTTGACTTCGGAAGTCGCTGACCTTTTTGCCGATGATACGCCGTTTTTCGCAATGTGCCAGAAGGTAAAAACGAACAGCACGCATCCTGAGTGGCAGACGGACGCTCTTGCTTCTTCTTCGACGACTGCTATCGTTGAAGGTGCAAGCACGACCTACACGCAACCTGGAACTCGTGTTCGGAAATCCAACTACACCCATATCCGCAAGCGGGTTTATTCTTTGACCTTCTCGCAGATGAAGATGGATGTGGCGGGAATTAAAGACCAGTGGGGCAGGGAAGTGATGAAGGCCATGAAAGCTTTGGCTCTTGATTACGAAAAAATCTTCCTGAACACTGGGACGACTGGCGCTGGTACAACTGCCGCTGGGCGCAAGTGCATGGGTATCCAGAAAGCCATTGTTACGAACACGGCGCAAGGTTCTGGTTCTCCGGCAACGTCTAGCATCCAAATCTCTGAGGATAATGTCAACCTCATGCTTCAGAAGATTTGGACTGCTGGCGGTGACCCCCGTGCATTGTTCTGCGGTGGTTTCAGCAAGCAGGTAATCAGCAAGAAGTTCACGGCTAAGACTGGCTTTTCTTGGAACGTGAATGCGTCTGCTCGTACTGCGATTGCGAACATCAACAAGTACGAAGGGTCGTTTGGCACGCTGGATATCATCCCCAGCCGTGAGCATATTGCCAGTCGTGCGACTATCGTAACTCCTGACCAGCTCAAGTGCTTCGTGTTTAACGACATCGCTCGTTATGACGGTGCGCAGACCAAATCATCGAAAGATGGTTGGGTTGAAGGGGAACTCTCCCTCGGTTGGGGCAATCAGAAGGCTCATGCGAAATTGACGTATCTCCGTACCTCGGGGACGATTGCGTAGAGCTAGAAAACTGTGTTGGCGGGGGGAGCAATCCCCTCGCCGATACTTTGCAGTAGGAAGTATAATGTCAGACAATTCGTTTAACGGACTCCGAGAATCAGCCTTCCAAGAAGTCTCCGACGAAAACAAGAATCTCGCCAAGCGTGACCCAATCGCATTCATCCGTGAAGTGCATAAGAGATTTGTGCTTAAGCGGGTAGAAGCGTTCCCTCATATGTGCGAAGTCGCACGAATGCAGAACTATCTCAAGTGGCAGGATATTTATAAGAACGGGAAGCAAGGGAAGTATTCGGGGACTTATGGCTGGAGCGAGGACGGAAAGTTCAAGTTTGATTACGATATCCCCGAGGAACTCTACCTTTTCATGCAGAATCTCATCTACAAAGATTTCTGGGGAGAAGAGAACAAGAAAGTTTGGAGAAAGTTCATGAAGAAAGTGTGTGATGGCGAAGACCCAGAACGCCTCCTCATCTGGGTGAAATCCATCTACGGCTCAAACTCGAACCCCGGCATTGTGAACACGTTTGGAATATAGGGAGATTTATGGGAACTGAGAAATGTGCGGATTACTACAACGATGTGTACGGAAAAGACCATAAGTATGCAGGGAATTACAAGAATCTCCCGCATTTCCCAGTGTTCCAAATCGCACTTTCTTACATTAAGGAGTTAAGGAATCCTTACATCCTTGAGTTGGGGTGCGGGACTGGGCAGTTTGCCGAGATGCTGTGGAATAATTGGTTTCGTGCGTACACGGGCGTGGATTTTAGCGAGAAAGC